GCATCTGCCATGGTTTTTGCGTTGGTCGCATCGTCCAGCTTTTCAAAATACTGCAGCACGCCCCATTTGCTTATATTGGATCCGTCCTGTGCAATGAACACCTGGCGGGTTCCGGCATCACTGTCCTCATATGTGAGTTTAATTCTGTTGTATGTCTTATCGGCAATACTGGTTTTATAATCGTAATCGCCGGCGGTTTCCTCGTTGATCACGATCCCCAATTTCATATTGGCGATGTTGGTAAGCATTAACTTACCCGCTTTGTCATAGAGCACATACATCTCTGTTTTTGCTTTCAGTGTTTCGTCCAAAGCGTTTTGAATAATATCAAACAGGCTGGTGTTTTCCTCGGTCCTGGTGGCTATTTTATAGCCGGTATTTTCAAGGGTGCCAAGGTTCAGCCCAAAGTCCTCTGCGATCATTTTTACAACCTCTGTGGCCGTCTTGTTGCTGTACACATAGGTGTCTTTGTTTCGCAGGTAATACAGTTGGTCATAGACAGTAACCTTAATAACATTAGGGTTGCTGCCCGATCTCGATTTATCGAAAACAAAGCCGTAAAAAAGAGGTGTGCCGTCCACTGAAAAGCGGCAGGCATCGCCCTCCTCAAAGCTGAGGCCATCGGTTTTAACAACCTCAAAGGTAAGTTTACCGGGCTGCCCTTGCCGCTCCCATTCCACCGTTACACCGTCAACGATGGGAGGGAGCATAAGAGTTTTACCGTGTTGGATAAAAAGCTCATATGTCATTGTGGTATCGCAAATACTTGCCCAACATATATGAGGTTAGGGTTTTTAATGATCCCCTTATTGGCCTCAAAAATTTTGGAGTATTTTGCTCCATTTCCATAATACTTTTTAGCAATTCCCCAGAGCGTGTCACCACTTTTAACGGTGTAGGTGTTGACTTTTGGGGCGGTTGTGGCCGGCCGCTCGGCTGTCACCGTGGCTGTTTTGGTAACGGCTGCGGTGTTTCGCGTTGCCTCGGTTTCAACCTTAACGGTTTTCGTGCTGTAATCTCGGTATTGCTTGAGCTCAACGTCAACACTAAGATCAAGGCCGTTTGTGGCGTTCTCATTAACTGTGTAATCTTCCACGCTCACCTTAATGTTTGTGTCAAACAGCAGCTGGCCGCTGGGGGATGTTCTCGTCATAATAAACTGCGTTGTTGCCTTGCTGGTTTTGAGCTTTTCAAGTATGCCGAGGTAGTATTCCGGGGAACGCGCCCCGGACAACATGGGAAAGGTAAGAGGGAGGGTGATCTCGGTGAGCCCGGGTGTGCGCAAAAAGTTAATTTCACCCTCATTAAGCAGCGTGAGTGTTGCGTTTCGGCCTTTGACCTTAACCGTTAGCTTTGCCGGTGTTTCCGGCATAAGCACGCCGCCTAAATAACACTTATAGCTCATCGTCATGCACCCCCTCTGCTGCGGTACTGAGGGCATCAACAAACTCCTCTGTGAGTTTATTAACCACGCCGTCAATATCCATGTCGCTGTCAATGCGGTTTGTCATGCCCGTCATATCAATTTTAACCTCTGCGGTTGTAAAGCGGTTTATGGCCTCTTTTTCTGCAATGTCACGCAGGTATGCAAGCTCCTCCGTTGTTTTCTTGCTGTTGTCGGAAAGGCTTGAGGTATCGCCGGCTATATCGTCCAGGGTGCCACCGGTACCAAGCGCACCGGTTAAGGTGTCGGCTGTGTCGGTAATGTCACTCATATTGAACATATTGCCGATTGAGGCATCAATGTTTTCACCTGCGCTGTACCCGGCGCTCCATGCATCCGAGTAAGCAATACGCTTGAGCCCCAGGCCCTCAACCGAAAGATCCAAGTTGCTTACAACGTCCTGGTAGTTTTCATTAGGCGCGTACTCTGCGACAAGCGCATCCGCTTTGCCTTTTAACCCGTCACGCCAGCCCTGTACGGTGTCGGCCATGTTGGATCCGAAAACAAAATCAAGGGCAGAGGCGATTTTTTGAAGTATGGCAAGCACATTGTCTGCCATGCCCTGGAATAAGTAAATAATCGAGCTTACGGGGTTTGTAAACACATTCCCAATAAAGTTTGCAAGCTCAATAAATGGGTTTATCAAATAATTTATAATGCCAAGGATCAGCTCAAGTATGCCGAGGAAAAGATCCCACACGAAAGCGCCGGCAGCTGCAAGCGCTCCCAAAATTACACCGGTTGCTGAAATGCTGGAGCCGGTGAGCTTATTAATGGCACCAATTACAGCGTAAATAATCACTATAATTGCAATGATAAGCAGTATGATCCATGTAAGCGGGCAGGCGTACAAAGCAGCGTTAAAAGCCACTTGCGCGGCCGTCATGCCGGTTGTAGCGGCCGCCTCTGCAACAGTCGCGGTACCATGTGCCACGGCGGCAATAGCCGCTATTGTCTTTAGGGCGGTGCTTATACCTTGAATGGTGTTTGATATAAGCATGGCGGTGTTGTAAGCGATCACAGCAGCCACAATGCCCCAAACAATAGGACCGAGCCAGCCCCAATTTTGTGCCATAAAATTATAGATATTGCAAACCAACCCGAACACACCGGCAAGCACTCCCGCAAGGGTGCCAACGGTACTGATGAGGCTGTCAATGGTGCTCTGTACTTTCGGATTGTTCGCAAGCTGATTGATCTTTATAAGCACCCCGTCCAACGCCTTTGTGGCCTTGTTTTGCATACTGTTCCACACCTGGCCCCACGTCATGGGCATGGCGTTAAACCTTGCCTCAACCTCATCGGCAGAATTAAACACGGCGGCCTTGATAACATTTGCTGTCAAAAGGCCATCCGCTGCCCACTCTTTCATTGTGCCTTTAACGCCCTGTACATTCCGCATATAGTCCTCAATGCTCTTGGCAAGGAGCGGGGCATTTTCAATAATAGAGCGGTATTCATCGCCTTGTAGCCGGCCGGAGCCCATGGCTTGCGTGAGCTGATACATCGCGCTTGACATTTCCGTTGCGGATGCACCGCCAACAACAAAGTTTTTATTTACCAATTCAGTAAAGGCAATAAGCTGATCATTATTTTTGAAAGCATCCGGCGCAACCAGCCCAAGTTTGGAAACGGTTTGCATCGTGTCAACATAGTTGGCTCTGGAGCGCTGGGCTGATCGGTATATTTTTTCCTCTAACGCATCAACGCTGCCGCCATCGTCTACAATGAGCTCCAGGCGGGCGCTGCCGCTTGTTAGCGTGTCCGAAAGGCCAACCAAGCCTTTTACTGCGTTCATACCTAAGTACGCAGCGGCTATGCCTTTTATTTTACTTAAAAGCCCGCTTGCTTTTGAGCCCCCGGTGCTTATTCGCTTATTTAGTTGATCCTGCTGCTCATTGCAACGGCGGTAATTTTCCTCCATTTCATCGAGGGCTGCATTGGCCCGGCCGATCTCTTGCCTCGCAGCAGATATGTTGCGGTTGTCGATAGCATGACCGGATGCCCTTTGCACGGCCTCAAAATTGTTGAGTACCAGGCCCATTGCACGGTTGATCCGCTTTAATGCAGCAGACATACCATCGTTGATGATAAGTTGCGATCTTACGGCGCCCATAAGCACCTCCTCTCTGGAAAGGTAAAGCGGAGCAGGAGCCCCGCCTTATTTCCGTCTGTTTGCTTTTCTTTTTGCGGTTGCCGCCTCTTGTTTTTCCTTTTCAATTCGTACGTCAATGGCAGCCACAACAAACGCCATTTCATACGGATCAAGAGCTAAAAACTCGCGCGGTTTCCACCGGAATTTGTGGAGGGCGTAATAGGCGTAATTGGCCTCTGCATCGCCCTCCAGTATTAGTTTTTTGCCTCGTCCACCAATTCCTGTGTATCGGCAAAGCCGTTAATGTCAAGAATAGCGGAAACGTACTCATCAAACTCGCCAAAGGTGAGCATGGTGGTAATAAGCTGCTCCGCACCCATAACGCCGTAGCTTTCCTGCAATTCAGCATCATCAAGGTTGGGGAAAACGGTGCACGCCACAGCAATTTTTGCTTGGTATGTCTGCCCGTCAAATTCCTGTGTAAACTGCCCGCGTTTTCCCTGTACGGGAATGTTGCGGGTGCAGGCCTTGCGGAGCTTTTGGTTTTCGCTTGCTGAAATGGATCTGATCTCCCACTCCATGGGTTTGCCGTCCGCACCAACAAAGCGCTGGGATGCAACGATCTTTCGGTTTTCAACCTGTTTTGCGTTCTGCGCCATAAAGGCGCTTAATGAATTTGCCATTGTGGTATTACCTCCTTAATTTTGTGGCTTACATATAAGCCGGGTTTCTGTACTTTTCGGGGCGTGTGATGCCGCCGGCAAACCCGCTGATCTCTTGTTCAATGAAATCATCCTCGGAGCCTGCCATTGAAAGCAGCACATCGCCGTCAAGCACACAGTTGTTATAAACTTTGGTGCTGCGGCCCATAGAGGTTGCGGGATCATCGTTTGATGTCTGGATGTCCAGCGTGGGCATTACGCCTGTTTTCATAAACTCGTCAAGCACATCGTCAAAGATCTCGGTGCACTTGTAAATAGTCATAGAAAACGAAAGCTCAACACTTGTGGGCTTTTTGCCCATAATAATTGAGCCCATGCGGGGCACGTCCTGGGTGGAAATGTTGGCCTTGCCCTCAAAGTTTTTGCACATAAGCATTGCATATCGGTTGCCTTTTAGGGTTACAAAAACCTCTGCATATTTCGCAACCGGTGCATCGTTAGTGGCCATTACTTTTGTTGCGCTCATTTACGCTACCTCCTTACTGAATAATTACGCTCATATAGAGCTGTGACATTGCATTGATAATGTTGAGGCCGTTAATGTTAAGCAGCACAGCTCTCTTGTTGTCACCAACCTCAACGCTTACGGTGTCTGTGTCGAAGTCCTCAACCGCACGGATGCGCTCAAGCTCCTGCACGAGTTTTACAACGTCATTCCAAAGCGTTGCACGCCCGGAGGCATCGTTAGGCACAGAGCCCACATAACGTGTATTGAAAAGCACGGCCACATCATTTGCGATCTGGTCGCATACTCTTACAGTTTGGTTGCTCTGGAACACCTCGCCCTTTTCATCGCTAAGGGTTACAAGGCTGTTAATGTCCTCCAACACACGGACTGTGCCATTGACATTGTGCAGCATAAACTTGCCGGCTTTGATAGCCGCCTCAAGCTCAACCTGCGTATAATCAACATCCACGATCAGCTCACCGTCATAAACGGTATTTGTGAGGGACTTATTAACCGCCACACCGGCCTGTGCACCGGCTGCCCAATAAACAAGGCCGTGGGATCCAGCGGATGAAATGCTGGGGTGTGTTGCCTCATTCCATACGCCGATAACGCCCTCATAGTCTGCAGCAGCCTGCCAAGCAACAAGCTGGAATTTTGCTCCCAGATCGTCACGCACACGCTGTGCAAAACTGGTGTACAGCGCTACCACGGAGCCATCGGATGCCGGGCAGCAAAGCGCGTTATAGGAATAGCTCTCGATCTTATCGAGGAAAGCCTGGTGATCCTCACCGGTAATGCTTGCAGCGTTGGCGCCTGTTGTGAAAGTTGCGCCAGCTGTTACTGCAAGCACAGCATCCTTTTTGAACACCACAAAAGCGTTGTCAACAAGGTTTGATGCACCCGCAACTGTCTGCTTTTCAAGGAAAGCGCCGCCAACATAGGTGCTGACGTCAAACAGATCCTCATTGTCAATGTTTTCGGAAACAACGATGGTAATGTCATTGCCGCGAGTGCCGGGGTGTCTTGCTGTACCATATGTGCCAGTAGCTTTTACAGCGCCGCTGCCTAAACGGTAACAAAGCACCTTTGTTGCGTGCTTGAAGATCTCACGCAGGGCAAGCAGCTCCGGGGCATCGTAGCCATAGCCGAAAATGGTTTTGCTGTTTTTCTGGAAATCGCCGAAAGTTACCTCAAAAACGGTATCCTCCGGCCCCCAATTCAGCTCAAAGGGCGCGGCTGCAATTCCTCTGTCGGAAAGCGCTGCGCTTGCTTTGGCTAAGCTGGTAAAATTGATATAAGTACCGGGCATTACTTTGTTTTGAGTAAGCCAAGTGCCGCCACCATGTGCCATATTATCTCACCGATCCTTTCATAAACTTTTCGATCAACGCATCCACCTGTGCGGTGGTGTAGGTTTTTCCGGCCACAAGCAGTGCGTTGATGATGTCCCGCCTGTTAGCGTATTTCTGTGAGGCAAGCAGCTGCTCCTTTGTAAAGGTTGGAGCCGGTGCCTCTGTGGCTTTCTTTTCTGCCATATATAAGCCTCCTATCTGGTTATTAGCGTTTCCATAAGGTCCCCAACCTCAACCTCATACTGTACAAAATGGGGGTAGCTTACAATACAGTGCAGCACATCGTCCTCTATTGTGTACTCAAAGCCGGTGCAATGCACCTTATCGCCGTTAGGGGTTGTTATGGTGGTAAGCACCTCCGGCAATGCGTTTGCCTTATCCAGGCACTCTGCACGCCCGCCCTCGTCCGTTGGGTAGTAAATCACATCAAAGGTGATATTCCGCTTTGATCTGGGGCCGAGCTGTGCCGTGTGGTTTGTGGAAATCGGCAGAACGTTGAAATCACCGGGGCGCAGGTTTTGCTTGACGGTCCGGCCGTGTATCTGCACCGGTGCGGGGTACGCACGATGCAGCGCCAGGCTTACGCCGTCAAATATATTGTTGAATGTTATCTCAGCCATCGTTGAAAACCTCCCGTAAAAGTTTGTCGAGCTTTGCCTCAAGCACAGCGGGCGCGATCCGTTCCAGATCCTCCTCGGATAAGGTCAAGAAGTATTGCCCATCAACCCAGCCCTCTTTTAGGCTTTTGCCGAGTGCCGGAACATACCGCCCCGGTGTCTGTCTGTGCCCAAATTCCACATAGCTTGCGTATTTAACGGGGTTTACAACCTGTATGGTGTATCGGTTGCCGGACTTTTGCACCGGCAGGCTTTGGGCATACTCAGCGGCTTGCGCTGCGGTGGGCCTGCCCTTACCGCTCTGCGCCTCTGCCTCTGTTTTCGCTGTCCAGCCTCGCCGTAGGGTGCCGCCCATGTACCCGCCCCAATACTGCTCAATCCTTGCGGCCTCAGCGGTCAAAAATGATCTGCTTTTACCGTTGGAGCCTGTTGCTTTTTCAGTTTTGGCGCCTTGTAACTTGGGCCTTTTCCCAACAGGTGTGCGGGGTATGACTAAGGCGAGCAGCCGGGCGGCAAGCTCTTTTGAGGCCTCCATGCAAAATTTATCAATGTCAATTTTTTGCAGGTTCTCAAGTTTCCTTTGTAGCTCTTGCAGCTGCTTAAAATCTGCATCGCCCCACCGTGCCATTACGCCCACCCCTTAAAGAGCTCAAGCGGTATTTCCTGGTGGTTTGAATATACAGCCGGCACGCCGCTCTGTTCATACGCCGCCGTTATGCCGTTCTGTGTCACGGTGATTTTAGATCCGGGGGGAATGTCCACCGCCGGATCAATTATCAGCGTAATGCGTTGGGCTTTCTGGGTGGCATTGTCGGCTTGTTCTACCGGCTGCACGGTGTCAAAGGAAATACGGCAGGGCTCGTTACTGCAAGTGTCAACCTCACTTTGCGTTGTGCGGCCTGTGTTCTCGTCTGTATCGTTTTGCCGCACTGTAACGGTGCATCTGCCCTGCCACAGGCTTTTTATCGCCTGGCCATATAAGTTGTTACCTACCATTTAAGCCTCCGGAATGAGGCTAAAAGGGCTTGAGGCGGGGTTGTCAAGGCGGCAACCATCTTGTCAAACCTCGCCTCTGGGGTGCTGCTGTCCGCAAACTCCACGGAAACATCACCCTCACTGATTTTTTTAGCGGGCGCCGAGAAGTCAAAGCCCTCGCCAAGTTGGCCGGCGGCTTTTTTGTCCTTTAGGAATAAGCCCGCTGCCATATCAATGTGGGTGTAGTACAGCCCCTCTGGTATTTCCGTGCGGTTGATATTCGCCTTTATGTATTCGGCGGCACGGTTTATGGAATAGGTAACGGCAGCGCTCTGGCTGTCCGTTACTGTGTAGCCCAAAGCCGCGAGGCGGGCCACAACATCATCATACTGAGCCATTGGCTGCACCTCCTAACTGGCTTAACCCCTGGACAAAATGCGCACAATGGGGATGGCCTTGTGGTTAATATATGTGCGGTCGGCTGCCTCGCTTTCACCAGTATGCACAACGGTCCAGTTTGCACCGTTTTCAAGCTCTGCATCTGTCGGTGATGTGCTGGCTTGGCTTGCCTTTTCATAGGAAATACCGAACGGAGCAAAGCACTTGCGCTGTCTGATATAAAGCGTGTCCTCGCCGCCATTGGTTGCCGCATTTCTGGACATTTCATAAGGCACTTTAACACCAACATCCTCATAAGAAATGGCACCCTTGCCAAGAGCGTATGTGGTGTATTCAGTACCGGTTGCAGCAGGAGTTGTGGTCGCAAGAGTAACAACCATAGTGTCACCCTCAGTAACAGCCGCTGTGGGTTCGTCCGGGATGCCCGCATCCGTTTTCATGGTCATTGTGATAGTGGCAGAGTTAATGGTGTAAGTATATTTTGCCTCCACACCGGTTTTGCTTTCGAGCATTGTTTTAATATTCGCAGCCTGCTGAGCTGCGGTGCCTGCAGCGCCCACTTTGATCTCATTAACTCCTGGGGTTGCATCATTAGCAACAAAAGTATATTTTGTGCCAAAGATGGTGATCTCGTCTGTTGCCACAGCAGCGGTATCAACTTTGAGCGTGTACACACCGGGTGTGGTGACAATGCCCCTTGTCGGCATTTCATCATCAACCACAATGAGCTTACCGTTCCAGGTGCCGAGTTCAAGGTTACGCTTGATACCGTCCGCATCTGTGTACTGTAAACGCTCAACAAGATTGAGGTTTTCAAGGCCGGTGGCAACATCGCTGTGCATGAACACAAGAGCAAAGCTCTTTTTGTTTGCGCCGCAGGCTTTGTTGGTAGCGGTGTTGAGGGTTGTTGCGGTCATGGCGCCGCTTACCGTTGTGGTGTGCTTGTCAACAAACTCAAGGTTTTTCGTGCCGGTCATTGAGAAAATACCTTTGAGGACCGCGAGGATCGTTTTCTGGTCGAGGCCGTCCTTATATTCAGCAATCTGCTTTGCGATGCTGTCCATAAAATCAACCTTGCCGGTAATGTCATAGCTGAAATCTCTCTCAACCCAGCCCTTAGCGCGGCCGATAACAACAACGCCCTGCTCAAAGGTCTTTGTGCTGGTTGCTGTGATGTCGGTCTGGCCGTCATAGTTTACTGCATCGCCGTCTGCCAAGCCGCGCATAGCAATGCGGGCATAGCCGGTGCCGTTTTGGTTTGAGAAAACGTCCTTAATGTCCGGGTTGCCTGCGAGGGCAGCGGACTTTTTCAGCTCGTTCAGTTTCAAGTTGGGAACGAGGCCAACCTTGTACTTGAAAGCCTCTGCATTGAAAGACTTTGCATCAAATTTTGTATTAGGCATAAAATCTCACCTTTTACCTTTCTGTTAATAGTTTTTTATTCGAGTTTTGCATCGGGGTTTTGTTCAAGGTAGGCACAAAGCTCATCATAGCTCATGTCTTTAACTTCCTTGCCCGCAGGAGGTGGTGTCTTGCCACCAGCGGATCCGGGAGCCATGCCCTTAAACTGCTGCCCCTTGGTATCGGTTGCGAAAAGAAACGATGTTGCCTCCGCTTTCACCATCTCGGCAAGCTCATTTGCAAGGCCTTTGACGGTACCATCATCAGCGAGCTTGGCCTCTTTGAGGAAATCAGCTAAAAGCGCCTTTACAGCGGTGTTGTTTTTAGCACCGGCGGCTGTGAGTGCTGCATCAACTGCATTGTCAAGCCTTACCTGCGCAAGCTGCGCCTCATAATTTTGTTTGTCGGTGGCGTTCTGCTGTTGGAGGGTAGTGATCTGGGTTTTAAGCGCCTCAACATCACCGGTGGAGTTTTTAAGCGCCTCCAGCTGCTGATCGCGTGCCTTGAGATCGTCCTCCGCTTTCTTTTTCGCGGTGTTCACCTGGTTAAAGTCGGTTTTTGAAACAAAGCTCTTGCCGATCTCTGCAGCAACCTTTGTGTCAATGTCCTCCGTGTAACTTTCACCAAGTATGGTTTTTAACCATTCCAGCATTTTTGTTTACCTCCTTAAAGTAATGTTGCTTTCCTTTTTGTCCGGCCAGTCCCGGTATTGCAACGCCCGCTCTTGTATTCCGCTGGGGCCGCGCGGTATTTTTTGTATGAAAAAAGCACCGTGCTTAATTGCACGATGCTTTTAACAACCATGGTGGGTATTAAAGCGGTATTTTTATACCGGCTTTGAGCTTATTAAGGTTTTCAAACGGCGGTATTGTGAGAAAGCCGACCGCGCCGGTTTGCTTGTTTACCGTAATGTACGGCACCCCGGCATCATCGTCCGTGCCAAAATAAAAGGCCCAGACATCGCCAAGATCGTACTTTTCTTTTATGGGGTAGTCACCAAAGCGCTTTTTTGCCTCTTGCTGCGCTTTTTGGTATGCCTGTTCAATATTCACTGTTTTACTCACCTACTTTTACAAGTTTCTATTATGCCCTCAGTGGGGGTTAGGTTATCAATACGCCCGTACTCCACACTTGATGGCTTTGCATGGTCAAAATAGTACCGCACATCGCGGCTCCCGCTCTGGGGATCTATGAAAAGCACCTTGCCGTTTTCAACCTCAGCGGCAAAAACGTGGCCCATGCTGCCGGTGTCCCAGGCAACCCGGATCTCAGCCCGTGCGCCGTTACCCCAGCCAAGCATTATGCTCTCAATTTCAGAGGCCTGGTCCTTTTTGAATTTGCTTACTGTGCGTTTCCACTCGGAGCCCTTAAATAGTTTACGCCAAGCTCCGTGCATATATGCATCGCCGTCATACGCGGGTGTTGCCTCAACATCGTAGCCCCGGCGGCGCATTTCATAGCTCGGCACACAATGCGTGCAATTTACCCGGTAAGGCCGCCCACCGTCACGGTAGTTGGGGTTTACGTTTGTTAGATCGTCCGGTATATCATGGCTGCCCTTAATGCGTTTCCATGTGTCCAACGGGTTAATTATATCACTTTTCGGCTCCGGTGTCGAGGGCTTTATAAATTGCTTTGCCCATTCCTTGTAAGTCATATCACGAGGCACCGTGTAAACGGTTTTGCCCGTTTCCGGATCCCGTGAGGCTCTTATGCCTATGCCGTCCATGTCCTCAAAATAGGGGGCTGTGCAGCAACGGCACCAAGGGTGAAAAGGTGGGGCGGTTGCGCCCTCCTGGTATTCGGACATCTTAAATATTCGCCCGTCCATATCGGTGCAAATAGGGCAGGTGGTTGGATCCAGGGTACTTACAACACGGTACTGCTCAACACCAAGGTTGCTAAAGCAATCTTTTTGAGCAGCAGAGGAAAAATAAGCGCTCTCGGTCATAACCACGCGGCCGGCGTTATATTTTGTGGTGTTAAACTGCTTAGCAATAGCTGCAATGGCTTTGTGTGGAGCCTCGCCTGTGGCAAGCATCCGGGTAAGCTCCTGGTTGACGGTTTGCACCAGCTTGGTTTTGTCTGTCCAGCACCTTGCTGTAAATGTGCGGTTGTCAACGGTCCACGGCCGGGAAAGCACCTTTTTTACAACTTCGGTGTTTAACGCCTGCATAGTCCAGCCCACGCCGAGGCCTCGCTGGACCTCAAAAGCGGTGTGGTAATAGCTTTGTGTATAGGCGAGCTCCGAGGCGCTGCTGGTGGCTTTAATTCTTGCCTCTGTCAGCGCCTCGGCTTGCTGCCTTATTTGATATTTTAGGGTGTCCAGGCGGGAAATGTGCACCCGTGCGGATGCGTTCTCAAGCTCCTTGATCCAGGCACCGTTTAGGGCATTTTCCTTGCCCTTTTTGATATATTCCTGCACGGTCCACTTAAACTCTTTAAGCTCGGCAGTTGTAAGCATTTTTTGCGCCTCTGCGTAGGTAATGCCGTTGTTGGTGGCAAAACGCTGATACCAGGCGCGCATTTGCGTGTCAATTTCCTTTATGGCTGCATCAAACTGCTGCTCAAGGTTTTTTACATATTCGTATGATTGATCCTTGAGGGCATCCTCCATGATTTTTAAGCGGCGTGCCCAATAATCGGCATTATTCACTTACAGCACCGCCTCCCGAGCCGGCTGTGCTTTCAAACGCCGCACGGTAGGCATCGACATCCTCAACGGCCTTTTGCTTTTCCTCCTCCAGGCGTTTAAGCTCCTCCTCCGGATCGTCAACCCATGGATGCTGCCGCACAATGGTTTCATTGCTTATAATGCCTTGCGATTTTCCGCAGTTGTCTATGGCCTCGGTTTCATTAACCAGTATATCACGGTTAAATATAACCGTTACATCCTCGCCGTCAAAGTTACCCACGCCGGTGTTGGCCAGGTGAACATTGACAAACCACAGCAGATCCTCAAAAGCGGCTTGAAATTCTGTTTCCATGCCGTTTGCATCAAGGTCAATGTCAGAATACATTGAGCGTATATTCATTTGGTTTGGTGTGCCGGTCATGCGCTCGTCTTTGGCATCGTAGCCCCGGGCGTTCTCGATTATGGCCTTTTTCAGCAGGTCAATAATGGTTTTGTAGTTTTCGGCATTTACCTCAACGGTTAGGGTATCAACGCTGCCATCCGCGCCCTCGTAGCTGCGCACCTTAACGGCGCCGTATGTGGTGAGGTTGCGCCTAAACTCGCCCAGGTTCTCACCGTCATAGTTGTGCAGCACCAAAATGGTGTTGTGCACGTCCTCCTCCATAGCGTTTATGTAGTTGGATAGCAGCAGGTTAAGCGCATCCTGCAAGCATTTTACGCGGCAGAGCAGCGGGGTTTCACGGTGGTTGTACTTAAAGCAAATAAGAGGCAGGCGCTCCCAATTAAGCGGTATGGGCTTGCCTGTCTTTTTATCAACCACGGTAATATAGGAGCCGGAGGTTGCATCATTGTCAACAACCAGGCTGCCGTCCTCCCACACAAAGCGATCAACGCCGCCGGCATGGAAAACCTCAACCTTGTAAACAATTTCTTCCTCGCCATCGCCCTTGTATTCGTATATGGGGAAAAAGTGCACGGCGCAGTCAAGCTCTGTGTGCGCGGTGTCTGCCCAGAACGGCAGCACCTCATACGCCGGAAACATGGCGAAAGACAGCTCACCGGCATTGTTGTAATAAGGGAAAAGCCACACCTTGCCACCGGTCAAAGCCTTTTCAGCCAATATGCGCAGGGTGCGGTGGATCTTTTTGCTGAAAACCTTTGAAAGTGCCTCGCCATATTTGGAGTTGTTCGTATCGAAAGTGACGGGCTGCCCCAGCAGGTAATTGGCCTTTTGGTCAATCATTTTTGCATACTGATTATCAACAATGCGGTTGTTTGGCAGGTTGTCAACCTCCTTGAGGCTGCCGTCCTCGCCTATGGCTTTACGCTTACGGCGCTTTATATCCTGCTCACCGTCATAATAGGCATCACCGTCAAGCTGCTGCCTGCGCTCTTTGGACGTGAGCCAGCGCTTGATCTCTTTTTCTAAAAATTCCCGGTCAGTCATACCGGGGTTTACACCTGCAGCCACTTTACCGGGGTATAAATTTAATTTTTTCACGGCTGCACCTCCTTTACTCAAAACTGTAATGCGGACCGGCTGAAATTTCCTCAAGGGCGTACCGCATAGCATCCATGAGGTGGTTAAAATCATCAATGGGGCGGTTTAACTTCCGGCCCGTTTTTGTGTCTGTGTCCCAAGTGTAATTGCTTATCTCAGTAATGAAATTAACGCACTTGGGGTGAATAAATATTTTATAGTCCTGTATGTAGTCAATGCCGTTGTTTATGCTGTCTTTGCCTTTACGGGCTTTGCGTATGTGGGAAAGCCCCAGGGTGTAAAGCCGGTCAATGCTCTTAGGCTCGGCACAGTCTGCCCGGATGCGCTCTTTTCCATACCCAGCATCTATAACGGCCTTGGCTATGTCCTCATTGCTCATGCCCCGTTTATAAATCTCATCAAACACCCACATGGTTTTGTTTGCGGTGTCTACCAAGCTACAAAACAGTGCGGTGGGATCGTTGGTATATCCGAAGTCAAGCCCAAAGGCAGAACGTATGCCGGGCATCTTGCGCACCTCGTCAATGCTGAAAAGGCGCTCCTCAAAGTTTTCATATACCAGGCCATCAACAATGCCCCACTCACCGAGCCCAGCCACGCGGTAGCGGCGTGGGTTGTTGCGCTGCATTGTGTCAAATACCTTTTTATCAGCTGCATCCAGCCACTCATTGCACATATAATTTGTGGTCATGGCCAGTATGTCCGGATCCGGTGGGGCATCAAAAAAGCGCTTTTTAAGCCAGTGGTGCTCATTCCACGGGTTAAAGGTGAGGGTTAATTGCTTAAAAAGCCCGGCGGGCACCTCACCACGGATGCTCTCGTCCAGGGTGTCAAAATCGGCCTCGGATGTTATCTCGTAGGCCTCCTCAATCCACAGCCAGCAAAGCACACCGACATCAACCGTGATGGAGGTTACTTTCAGCGGATCGTCAAGGCCTCTAAAATAAATCTTTTGGCCGGTTTCTATATTCTCAATCTCAAGGGGGCTTTCCTTTGCAACCCATACACGCTGTAAACCAAGGCGGTTTATAGCCCACTTGAGCTCTGTAAAACAGCTGTCTTTTAGTGTGCGGAATGTTTTACGGATAACAAGCAAATTGGCTTTGCTGTATTTTGCTTTGCTCAAATTGCTCATGTACCACAGCGCAGCGGTTTTGCTTTTCTTAGATGCACGGCTGCCTTTGCAAACACGGTACCTGCCTTTGAATTGCCAAAAGTCATTGTAACCGCTGCCCACAAAGTCAGACATTTTGAGCTGCAGGTTGTTAGCTGTCGAGATCATCAATGATCACAACCTTTGTGGTACCCTCCAGGCTCACCTTATCAGTAAACAGGCCAAAGCGCTTGCCTAAAAGCTCGGCAGCCTTGAGGCGTTCCTTTTCATCGGGGGCTTTTTTCATTCGTTTAGCCTCGGAGCAGCCATCGCCGTAACCCTCAATAACAACGATCTCGGCCTCAGACTGTCCGCGCATAACCGAGGTAAGATACTCCATAACCTCCTGCGCCTCCGCAGTCTTTTGACTGCTGATCTCGGCCAGCCGTTCATCAATATAGGCCCGGACGTTAGCATTTGTTAGCAGCCTGCTGCCGTTAGCCCTTGCGGCACTTTCCTTTTTTATGTTCGGGTAGGCCGCCATATATGCCCTGGTGGCATTACAGTCAATGATGTACTCGTCTGCAAATTTCTGCTGTTTATCGGTCATGGTTATCACCTCGCTTTCAATCAAAATAAAAAGCAGACGGGAGGGGTACAAAACCCCTGCCGCTGCTTTAACAAGGAGGCACTGCCTTTATCGGTCAATACCACGATACCATTTTATACTATGTAAACCGGACATGGTGGGACATCCTCAAAATTTTTTATTTATTTTCAGTTTTGAGGTATCGGTAAACCCTTTTGCGTGCACTTTCATCACTGTAACCGTTGCCAACGCTCATAGCAATTTGTACCCAATTCAAGCCGTTAATAAACCGCAGTGTGAAGATCTGCCGGGTTAAGCTGTCTGGTATGTCCGCTATGTATCGCTCAAGCCGGTTGCGCTCATGTATGCACTGTGTCAGCTTGGCGGCTATAATCGCCTCAAGGTCAATGATCTCTGCACACATACGCTCAAGCCGGTTGTCAAAGCTGCCGCCGCTCGGCATACCGGACAAGTTAGGCCCGGACGGGCTGGAGGCTCTGGCCCTTAAAGCCTCAAGCCTTTCCTGGTCCCTCTCAATTTCACGGTTAAGGTAGTATAACTGTGAAAGCTCTTTTGTTGTCATACGGCCGCCTCCTTTGCCTTTTTAATTCTCGCTTTAAGCACATTCATAACCGTTTCATGGGTGCCGGCACGGTCCTTGATCGCTGCCATGACATCCTCATCAACGCAGCCCTGCACCACAAGGAAATGATTATAAACCTTGTCATAAGGTGAGCCCTGGCGCCACAGTCGGCATTTGCCCTGGTCATTAAGCTCAAAGCTCCAGTTAGGTGTAAACCAGATAATGTGTCGGCCGCCGGCTTGCAGATTAAGCCCATAGGCGCAGCTGGACGGGTGCACAAGCAGCACATCAATGTTGCCGGCGTTCCATTCGTCCTCATCCTTTGTGTCCTTGTACACACGCACCCGCAGCTTTGTTTTAGAAAGCGCCTCAAGGATCCGGTCACGGTCATGCTGAAAACCATAAAAGGTAATGCACGGCTCGCCCTCAATGCGCTCCAGCAACTCCATATATGCATCAAGTTTGCAGTCATGGAGGTGTACAACCTTTTTATCGTTGTCATACATAGCGCCGGCACAGAATTGTAGCAGCTTGCCGGTAAGCACGCCCGCCGTGGCAGCGGTGACAACACCCTCATCAAGCTCAAGCAGCAGGTCCCGCTCAAATTGGTTATAGGCCTTGAGGGTTTTTTCATCAAGCATAACCGGGATCTCATGGTCAATGCAATCCGGCAGCTCCAGGTAGTCCTCTGCTTTCATTGTAAGGCAAATATCGCTTATGGAATTAAGCACGGCCTCCTCAGCATCCTGTTTGGGCTTGTAGCTCCATATCTGTGTGGCGTTCCTCTTGTCCGGATCAAAATACATTTGCCGGTACTGTGTAAGTGTCTTGCCCAGCCGTTGCCCCTCATCAAGTAAATACACCTGCGCCCATAAATTCTCTAAGCCCTGGGAGGATGGAGTGCCGGTAAGCAGCACAACCTTTTTGCAGAAACGCCTCACCAGTTTCATTGCCTTAAAGCGTTTACTCCGTCCATTCTTAAAGCTGGTGCTCTCGTCAAGCACCACCATATCAAACGGCCACGCCTGTTTGTAATAGTCAACCAGCCAGGGTATGTTTTCGCGGTTAATTACATACACATCCGCTGGGGTGTTCAGCGCCCTTATGCGTTGTGTCTGGGAGCCAAGGACCGTAACAACACGGAGGTGCTTTAGGTGATCCCACTTTGAGGCCTCTTTGCTCCAGGTGCCCTCTGCAACCTTTTTGGGTGCCACAACCAAAGCCTTGCACACACTCCAACGATAATACCGCAGTATGTTTATGGCCGAAAGCGTGATCGAGGTTTTACCAAGGCCGGGCCGTAGAAACAACCCAACCGCCGGATCCTCAACGATCCGCTGTATGCAATAGGCCTGGTAATTATGCGGTCTATATTCCATCCGGCAACACCTCCTCAATTAAGGCCTTTGCGGCAGGCCACCCTTTAACAACCCTAACATCGGCCCCTCGTTTCTGCAATTCACCTCGTTGCCAAGTCTGTATTTTGGATAACCTGCCAATCTCGGTTTTTAATTCAACAAATATAACCCTGCCGGCAGGTGTAATTATTATCCTATCCGGTACACCGGGGTTTGAGGGGCTTACAAATTTATAACATAAGCCGCCTCGCTGTTTTACCATTTGCACCATGCGGCGCTCTATATCTTTTTCAAGCACTATTTAAGCCTCCTAACATTTTCACGCGCGCGTGCGTATATGTACGCCATACAGGCGGTTAGGCAGTAATATTACTCTCTAATTGTCTAATTCTATATAATCAATAGTAATAAATGTTAGAATGTTAGAAAAGTAATAAAAGCCTTATTTTATGCGGGTTTTCGGTCTAACAATTCCTCTAACATTCTAACAATTCGGTGTTTTTCGTGTAAAAATGTTAGATTTCAGTTTCTAACATTTATACATGAAAACCGAAATGTTAGAAACGAAATGTTAGAAAACTTTTCGGGTAAAACCGCGCTGTGTGCCGTGTGGGCCAAAGTACAGCGTGCTGGCTGATTTTTCCCAGCCCGGTGTTGCTGTTATAATGGCATTAAGCTCTCTGGTGTCTGTGTTTTTCATTTCTTTCACCTGTCCACCAAAAGCCTCACACCACACCTCAAGTGCACATATACGATCTCTCACAACCAGCCTAATGTCACCCTGCACGCCGCCTGCCCAGAATATGCGGCGCTTATCAAGCGGCCACTTGCTCCAGTCCTCGGGCACCTTGCGATCCATAAACTCACGCACAACGCCCTCACGGCTGGATGCCTCGCGGTGTTCCTCCTGCTTAGCCTTGGCATCTTCCTCAATGGCCCCGGTAAGGTAAAGAGGCTCGCCGCACTGCCAGCGCATAACCGCCTCGGCCCACAGCTGATCAATTTCATTGTCAAGATCCCGCCACACGTTTTTTGCGTTCCTCTGTTCGCCGGTATCAATCGGCCAAAAGCGGCGGTTTCCGGTGGTGTCCTGCAGAAAGTCTGAGGTGTTGGTTGTTCCGAAGAATACGCAGGAGCGGGGCAGCTCTTTTACATTACGGCCGTATGCTGCGCGGAAACGATCAGCCCGGAGGCTTAAAAACTGTTTAATGCGGGCAACGTCTGTGCGCCGGAAAGCATCCAGCTCAGACACTTCAACCATCCACACGCCCTGCAGCAGCTCAGAGGCCTCTTTGCCCTCAAAGGTGCGTATGCTGTCATTAAACCAGCCACGGCTCATTTTATCTAAAAGGGTGCTTTTGCCTATGCCCTGGGGGCCGGCCAAAATAACCATATTGTCATATTTGCAGCCCGGTGTCATTGCACGGGCAACGGCGGCTGTAAAGGCCTTACGGGTAATGGCTCTGTTATAGGCGGTGTCTTTGGCGCCGAGGTAGTCAATAAAAAGGGTGTCAAGGCGCGGCGTTCCGTCCCACTTTCCCCGCAGCCCCTTGAGGTAGTCCTGCACCTCATTGAATGAGTGGGCGTTTGAATGGAGGGAAAGGGCGGCATCAACTTTGCCGTTGCCGCTTATGCGGTAAACCTTTTCAAGGTACCAATAGAGGCCGTTATTATCGTTATCATCCCACAGCCGGCGTTTGTCCCGGCTGTCCCACGGCAAGGTGCCCAGCACCTCACCACGGCCCGCAAACTCGTTAAGGGCAAACTTGCCTTTAAGCAGGGGATCGTGTTCCAGAATAATGCGCACGTTGTCAATGGTGCCTTTTATGGCGCCTGTCTGTTCGTTCTTTGCAAGCAAGCACATCCAATTTGCCGGATCATCCAGGTTGTCCGTGCCTATGCCGTCAAAGTCCTTTAGCGCCTCAGCATAGCGCTCCTGGCTCATAAGGGCAGACACATCCGGCAGCGCAACGGCAAGCTCGCACATGGCGGTGTAGGAGGGGAGGCGGTTGGTTGGCGTGCCCTGCTGTGCATCATCGTCCTTGTCACCAAACCGGTGCAGGCGCACGAGGTCAAAAGCGTTTACGAGGCGGCCGCTGCATGGATCCGTTGAGTGGTGGCTGTATAAAAATTTGCCGTTATCATAAAGCACGGCGCCGCCGGTGGTGGATCCTCCGAGGTATGTATATCTGCCGGGCATTGTGTCAACCGGCTCATATATACCAGGCAGGAGCTCGTCCATTGCACGGTGTATGTCATATGTGCGGCAGAAAGCGCCCACAACGCCGTTTTTGCCCTCCGGATCGCCTTGCTTTACTGCCAGCTTGGTAAATGTCTGCTGGCCGGGAATAGCGGGCCACTGCGTAACATCGTGCCAGTCTGAATATGTACCGAGCAGGCCATCAGCGGAAACAAAAGGCTTATCTGCAACCATGTACACATATTGACTGTCACGGCAGCAGCTGGGCCAGTACATTAAGCGGCTCACCTCAAAGGTTGTCGGATCCGCAAGCTCAAGCCCTATGTATTCGGCCATCCTGCGTATGCAGGGCTCGTATTCGTCCGCATTGACCGTGCGATCAAGCGGAAATAGCACGCGCAAACGAGGGGCAGCACTTTGATGCTTACGGGTGCTGTACACACAATACCCACAACCCAAAGCCTCTACACGCCGGAGCACATCGTCTGTGCCGCCTGCTGGGATGTTGTCAAGGTCGAGGGTGATAATGTCACGCCCGGTAACATTATTGGCCTTACGGCGTGGGCTGTTCAGAGTACCACCAACAAAGCCGCCAATGTCCTTGAGCTCATCCTGCTGCGCCTTTTTCATATTTAGGTAATCTGCGAGGGTTTCCGTACCCCTCGCCGGTACTTTTAATTTATCCCATAACTCCGACACAAGCAGCGTTTGCGCGGTCCACAATGTGGCGCGGCGGCTGGCACCGGCAGAGATGGTTATCTTTCTATCATATTGCATAGCGGTTACTCCTTACCGCCCGCACCCACAGGGGGGGGCTTAGTCTATTTGAAAAGCCTGCCGGTTTTTCTGTCCCGCAGCTCAACGCGGTTGACAATTTCAAACCCGGCCTCGTTGGCAACAAACTTTATAACCTTAATTAAAAAGTTGAGTTTACCCTCGAGGGCGGCATCCGCTTGCACGATGGGCTTGAGCGCCTCGTAGGCTGTGGGATCTGAATAGCCCTCGCTGTTGCAATGGGGGTTGTTTTTATTTCCCATAGTTTTTGCCTCACTTTCGCATTTTGGGCATACTTGCCTGCCCTCTGGTATTTCACTGCCACAGCAAACGCATCCGCTCAGATTGATCATTTTTTCAGTGGCTACCTTACCGCAGTAAATGCAGGGCTCGCTTTCCGCATCCGTCCGGGTAGTGAATTGATCTCGCCCGCAGGCGCGGCATCTATATCTTGTCATTGTGAGCCTCCGATCCCTGCAAAGTCCTGGGCGGCGCTGGGCCTCTTTGGCTTATAATGTGCCGCGCACTCGGGGCAGTAGTTGTACCATTCGCCATCATCACCTTTGACCGTTACCCAGCCATTACGCCGTACTGAGGCAACAGCCTCCTCAAAGGTATCTTGCTCAACAAGCTCATCGCCGCAGCCGTCACAGGTCGGCGTATAATAACCGTCATAATTCTCAATCATACTGCGCTGCCCTCCTCTAAACTTTCACCGTCTGGCATTATGGTGTTTTTATCAACATAAAAACAGTAAGCGGCCTCAAGTCTTGCGCCAGGGCTCCGGCTAAAGCCGGGCAGGAAAGCAACAACATCCGCTGTGTCAATCATTGCAAAGCACATACGCATATAGTCAGCCGGTTGTAAACCTTGCGGCATCCAGCAGGGGTTTAATACGGTGTAGCCCTGTTTTTCAAACTCTCTCTGTGCCTCGGCAAATTTTGCTTTATAGTCCGGATCGCCGGTGATCTTTCCGGCTATGTATAACTTAATGCTCATCGGGCTTGTCCTCCTTAACAGGCTCAATGTCTGAGGTGGTGGACAAGTACAGAGGCGGTACCGTGGTGCCGATCATGTACAAATAGATCCTGCCGGTTTTGTTGAGCTCCTCCAGTTCCTCCGGTGAAAGCTCAAAGCAGGTTTCAATGCCGGGCGTGCCGTCTGCATATGTAAAACGGGTGCCGGGCAGATCGTGGCAGCCCTCTTTTGTAAAAACGGTGTTTGTGGTTTCGGTTTCAATTACTTTCATTTTCAATACCTCTCTTTTCTGGTATGCCCAGCTGGTCCATTAAGTTTGCTATAACGCAAGCTGCCTCACGGAGGAGCCCCTCAACATTTCTGTTGGCCTCGTCACCTGCTGCCTCTTGCAGAATATCAATAAAGCCGAGCGGATCATTTCTAACGGCTGTACATACAAGCCGGTCATATTCTTTAATGCTTTTCATACTTATTTATCTCGTTTCCCCAGGCAGTCCAACCCGGTGCTGTATTTCTTGCAAAAAGCTCTATGAAAGAGTGATCCCCCCCCATGAGCTCAACGATCTTGTCACGGGTAATGTCCGGCTTTTGGGAGTGCGCCCTCAATGGCGCAAATATTAACTGACTAACGCTGGCACTCTGTCGGTGCGGTTTTCCTTTAACGGCTATGAGGCAGGGCTCTGTGTTTCCTCTGGTCCAGCGGCCGAGGCCGAAAAAATAACCCTTGCCGCTGCGGTTTTGCTTTATCCACTGAAAGCCAATGCTCTTATACTTAAAGCCCCAGGCCTCAATTACTTTCAATGCCTCTTTGAGCATTGGATATGTAGCCCACATAAAGAGCACACAATCATCGGCCGCCAGGTCCTGCACCGGTAAGCTGCATATGTCAGCCACGCTCATTGTGGGGTAGTGGCCGGCAGCGTTGCCGTTGCATCCTTTATCTTGATACCGCCAAGGCGGATCCGCATATATTACGCTGTATTTTCCATCGGGAAAAGGTATCATAATTGCTTTGCCTCCTTTGCTGGCGGCATATCCTCTGGCAACATTTGAAATGCCAATAAACCGCCTTTTGTTTTTCCAACCGGCTTAAAGCCGGCAAGCTCATAAGTGCGCCCCCAGGTTGGTTTACCGTGCACCATAGTGGGCTTTACTTTTTTAGTGTCAATAAAGGTAATCATCCCCAATGGTGGGGGCTCCCCATAAAAGGATTTTGTGGCAGCAACCGCATCCTTTATCATATCGGATGCAAGTCCGGCGCCCTCATTACGAAAAGCGGAGCAAACCCATGCGCCCGGCCAAGCGTGTTTTACATACTCGGCAAAGGGCCATGAAGTAACCCAAAGGGCTTTGCCGGTTTCTGTGCTGGCATATAATACGAGGCAGCGCCCAGGAGGTACAAACTGCGGCGTGCCCGGTTTTTGCCGGTTATAATGCCGATCTGCAATTTCACGCGCCTTTGTATCCGCACGGTTTGAAAATTGCCATATCACTTGCAGCGCCTCCAATCGGTGAAATGTATGTAAACAGCTTTTCTGTAACTGTAAACTGGTTGCCCTTATTTACATCCAAGGTGCGGGTAAAGGGCTTTTCCCACACGCATACAAAGTCTGGCGGTGCGGTTTGCTCACTTATAAAAACCGTGTGGCCTGTGTCAGCAAGCAGCCGCATTGCCCGCCAAAACTCTGTGCTGTCAAATTTCTCGTTATTATAGCCGGTGGTGTTGTCATAAGGTGGGTCCGCATATACAACGGCGCCCGGCGGTATTTTTACTCTGCGATAATCACCGCACACAAACTCAGCGCTGCCGAGGTTGCTTAGGTCCTTTAATAACGATCTTTTGCTTTGGGCGGCGTAGTTGGTGCCGCCCTTGTTTCTGGCATAACCGCCAAACCATTTGCCGCCAAAGCTGCACCCAAAGCCCACAAAACCTGCGAGCACCGGATCTGCATCCTTATTGGCTTTTATGTATTGGTACTGATCCTCGGTTATCGTTTCCGGTAATTCATAGCCGCTCTGAACGCCTTTAAGCATTTGGATCAAATACTCGTGCTTGTCATTCAGTATGATGCGGTTATATCCGGTTACTTTGCTCTCAACGGAGCAGCTCCCGCAGAAAAGGCTAACAAAGCAATCCCCCCCCCCCCCGCGGAGTTGAGGATCTGTGCCAAGGGTGTTGCTATTCTTGACTTTCCACCTTGGTACCTCATTGATTATGTTAGCAATGCAGCGGGCAATACGGCTTTTGCCGCCCATGTACTGCATAGCCTGTCCTCCTTTGCGTTTAATCCTTCTTAAAGAATTGCCCGACCCAGCCATCCGCGCCGAGGGGTAGATCCGGCGCCCAGGGTATGGGTTGCGCCATGAGCTTTACAACGTCCTCAAGCGTGTAAGCGCCTTGCTGGCAGTCAATTACAACCTCATCATGGACGTGGAACACAACGGGGAGCCCGGCGGCCTCCAGGCGTTCAATGGCCTGCGCTAAGCAATCGCGGGCAATAGCTTGTACACAATTCTCAACGAGCTTGCCGCCGTATGTTTCAATGAGGCCCCACTTGTTTTTGTCATTCACGCCCATATAGGTAATTGAGGGGTTGCCCCAACGGTTTACGCCCAGCTTTGGATCTATGTAATAGAGCTTACGGCAGGAGGGCAATGTAATGGTCATGCAGTTTGTGCCTTGGTTCATGTCATACTCACGAGAAAGCACAAGGCCGTTAAGCCCAATGCTGCCACCCTGTGAGATAACCTGCACGGCAGCGGCATCCATCTTGTACCACAGATCCCGGATCCGTTTGTTGGTTTCCCGCCACCTGCTTACAATGTCCGGCAGCTCGTCCTCACTGAGGCCCATATCAAGAGCGCCCATTGCAATAAGTGCGCCGGTGCTGCCCTGGTAGCCGAGCGCGAGCTCCGCAACCTTGCCCTTTGATCGCAGCGCATACTCTGGGTTGCCCTTTTTTATGCGCTCAAGCGGTACGCCAAACATTTGCGAGGCAGAGGCCTCATATATTTTGCCATGAGTGCGGAACACTTCAAGGCGCCACTCCTCGCCGGCCAGCCACGATATGACACGGGCCTCAATGGCTGAAAAGTCAGCATCAATAAGTGTGTGCCCCTCCGGTGCCACAAAAGCGGTGCGTATTAGCTGGCTAAGGGTATCAGACACGCCGCCATACACCAGCCTAAGTGCGTTAAGGTTTCGGCACTTTACAAGCTCACGGGCAAGCTCCAGCGGTTCTGTGTAGGTGCGGGGTAGGTTTTGCACCTGCACCAGCCGGCCGGCCCATCTGCCGGTACGGTTGGCCCCGTAAAACTGTAAGAGCCCACGCACACGGCCATCCGAGCAAACAGCAGCCTCAATGGCATCATATTTTTTGGTGCTTGTCTTACCAAGCGCCTGCCGGATCTCAAGCATACGCTGTACCTCCGGGCTGTTATCGTCCCGCTCCAGCATCTTTGCCACTGCATCCTTGCGGAGCCCGTTTACTTCCTCGCCGGTTTCCTCCTCCAGCCATGATGAAAGCTGTGCAACGCTGTTGGGGTTGTTCAAGCCGGATATTTGCATTGCCTCCTGCATGAGGCTTTCACGGACCGTGGCACCCAAGCTGAGCGCGCCCTCCACGAGGGTCATATCAACCGCCACGCCTCTTGCGTTAATAATGAGATCCGTTTCCCATTCCTTTTGTACAAAGTCTGGCACTGGTATAGCTGAAAGCCGCCGCTCAATTTCCATTTCGGTTGTGACGTCCTGGCAGCAATACTCTTTGAAAAGAGCCCACCGGTCCGGTGCATGGTGTGGCAGGTTTCGTGTTCTGCCGCCGTTTGCCTTTGAGGGCGCACACGGCACGCAGAAATAGCGTATAAGAGCCTTGCCGGTGTTCAGCTTGCGTTTATCCTCCGGGAGGCCTAAAGCTCGCCCTGTGGCATCCAGGCCCGCCGTATAACCACAATATAAGCCGTGGAACATTGTGCAGCGCCATTGCTCCGGCGGGAGCTGCCTGCCCATATACTTTGACAGGCAGCCCCATTCAAAGGGAGCATTATAAGCGTGCTTTATACAGTCTGGTGAGGCGAGCGCCTCAGCCACCCAAGCGGGCAGCATTTCACCCTGCGCGAAGTCCACGCAAACAACCGGGCTACCGTCAAAGGAATAGGCAAAGAGGAGGATCTCAAAGGCGGGGCTTGATATGTAGCGCTGTGCTCCTACCTTTCGGATGTCAACATCGCTGTATGTTTCAAGGTCTATGTTTAAGTGGTGCATCGCTCTTTGCCTCCTTGTTTTTGGTTACATAGGTTGTCCGGTGATCGGGTTAATTCTCACACCCTGTGCGGGCTGCTGCGGATAGGTGGGAGCAGCAGGCTGTTGGGGATAAGCCGGCGCTGCAGGTTGCTGCGGGTAGCCATAGGCCGGAGCGGGCTGCTGCGGGTAGCCGTAGGCCGGAGCGGGTGCAACAGCGGTGCCCACGCCGTCAAAGTCTGTGGCAGCTGATGCGCCGCCGGAAAGAGGCTCACCGTCCCTGGTTTTCATTACGTTGCCCAGGCCACAGCCAACGCCCTTGCTGCCGGCTGTGTCGAAAGCAAAAAAGTTAATGGTTACGCGGGCATACATACCGCTGTAAATGTCAGCCGGCAAAAGCTCACAGTTTACATTTTCAATGCTTACCACCTGCGGCTTGTTCTTTGTGGAGGCAGTCAGCACCCAGCACCCTTTGCACTCGTCACCAAACGGCAAACCGCTGGGGCGCAGTCCGTCACCGTCATGCACAATAACCTTGGGCTGGGGGTGTGCGCCGCCCCACTTTTTGCTTACGCCCTCCTCATAGGCGGCCTTAATCGAGTTGTCAATGTTGGCCTTGGTTGCCACATCGGTTTTGGGAATAAGCAGCGTAACGCTGTATTTTGGCTCGCTGCCCTGCTGTGCGGCTCTGGGGGTTGTGAGGTTGACATACGAAAGGCGAACCTCGCCGGTTAATACCTTAGTTGCAATATTCTGATACATAATCACTTAATCTCCTTTATTTCATTTAATATTTTTACTATTTTAACCCAACGCTCATATTGGGTTTTGCAGCGCTTTACCTCATTGAGCAGGCGCTTGTTTTGCGCTTTTATGAGGCTCTTTTGCTTGTCCGTTAAGTCATAGCGGTAAGTGGTATCAATGTACCCGTTTTGGTATGCCGCGCTTGCCTGGTGCCAAAGCTCTTTGGCTTTGTCTGCTTTTTGGGGCAGGTAATCAGCCAAGGCGGTTATGGTGTCCTCGTTCCTCCATGGCTCTTGAAATACATAACCAAAGAGCTTTTTTGCCTTTGCAATGGTACAGCTTGAAAAGAACGGATCAAGGTTGATCTGCATAACGCAGCGATCCACCAAAACGGTTATTGTGTCAACCATTGCCGGCCACCTCTGCAAAATCGGAGGCCGCGGGGTTGTATGGCTCGCGCTTATCGGTAAGCGGTGCAAGTGTAGGCTTGCCGAGGGGCTTTATAACAAAGCTGCTGAGCTTGTCCGTAAATTCGGCCTTGCCCATAAGTTTCTCAAGCTCTGTGAGGGTTTTAGGCTTACGCTCGTAAACGAGTGCCTCATCATATCCGGCAGCGAGTACCGCAGCAATGGCGGCATCCTGGTCCGTAAAGGTGCGGTTACTCCGTCCGGCAACAGCTTTCCAGCCGGGGATCTGCCCACCATTAAGCAGGGCATTGAGGGCATATTCTTCAAGATCCTTGTACCACTGCACAAGCTCTTTGCCCCTTATAAGTAGATCACCGATCTCATCGTCAGTAAGTACACCCTGGCCAAAAAGGGGCGGCTTTTCACCGTTCTGCGGCACACAGTCCTTAAATTCCTCAAGGGCGGTGTTTACATCTGCACGGGCGCGGCATTTTGCTTTGCCTCTGCAAAAGCGGCAGTGCTCGCCGGGTTTAAATTCGCCAAAGCCCATGTAAGCCTTTTGGGCGATCGGTTTGATACTGGCACCCCATGCAATAAGCTCCGCGGCCGTCAATGTTTCGGTGCTGGGCTCATCCTGTATACGGGGCTGGCATATCGTCATGCGCACGCGCTTTATGGTGTCACCGTAAATTGGGCGGTAGCGTTTCAAAGCGCCCAGGGCATACAACCTCATTTGCGCGTTGTCCTCGGCTGATACCGGTACCCCTTTGCCGTGCTTATAGTCGGTAATGTCGAGGGTATCGCCGCCGATCATAATACAGTCGCAGGTACCAAAGCCCTCCGGAACGTATTCCGAAAAGTCAACCATTACCTCCGCAGACACAGAGGGCTGTTTGTCATAGGTCATGGCCTTTTCGGTTAGGTGCTCAATGTATATGTCAGAGGTCTTGTCCATCTCGTCCGTATACAAAGGCTCCTTTTTCAGCTTGTTATAGCGGGTGCTAAAGGTCCGGTTATTCATAACCGTAAATTTTTTTAAGAGTTTCAGCTCGCATATGCTGTGTGCAAGTCTGCCCTCCTCGGCGTATTCCGAGCTTGTTTCGGGGAATTGCTCCTCAAAACGAGGTGCCGCTGTGCATTTAAGCCAACGGGAGGCAGAGGACGCGGACAGCAGAGCGTGTTTTTCTGGTGCCGGCATATTCTGATCCCCCCTTATATCTGTGCGCCGAGAGATCTGAGCTCCGTTGCAAAAACTCCGTACTGTGCGGGATCAAGTTTTGTTATGCTGTCAATGCCGTACTTGGTGAGCAGGTTGCAAAGCAGATCCATCTTGCCTGCATCTACCAAAGCGGTGCCTGCGGTGGCGATCATTTCAAGGGTGTATGTAGGTGCCGCTGTCGGTACTGCTGCAGGTGCAGCGGTCGGAGCAGGTGTCGCACTCAAAGGTACACCAGGTGCCGCCGGTTGCTGCGGGTAGCCAACAGGTGCCGTTTGGATCGGGGCGGGAGCCGGTGCATTATTCACAGGCGGGGCGGCGGGTGGCGCGATATTCGCCGGTGTAGGGTTTGCGGGCTTGTCCGCTGGGGTTTGTCTGTTAGCGGCAAGAGCTGCCGCAAGGTTGTTGATCGCTGCTGCCAGATCGGCCGCTGTGATCGTGATGTTCATTTCTAACATTTTGGTTTGCCTCCTTGTTAAAATAATTTTTACAGTCGCATTTTTCGCCGGGATCGAGGTTTGCGCCACAATCGGGGCAGGTGTGGTAATAAGTTTTCATTGTGGATCCTCCAGGATCGATAACCATTTCTGATACCGTTCCATGACGGCGCGGGAGTATTTGGTGCTGTATGTACCGGCATCCCACAGCCGTTTTGCTCCGGTATCGCCGCAGTTGTACGCCATGAGTGCAAGCTCATAATCACCGTAACGCTCCAGCTTTTGTGAAAGCATCAGTATGCCTGCGTGGATATTGCCCTTATGGGTAAGTGGGTCAATACCTAACTCCTTGAGCTGCTTGTGGTTGATCTTGTTGATCTGCATGAGCCCGTAATCGTTTGTGCCGCTTTTTGCATCCGGGTTGAAATTACTTTCCCTCTCTGCAACCGCCAGAGCGAGTGCATAAGGCACGTTGTACTCTGTGCAATACTCCTGCATAACGGTTTGCAGTTCATAACTAAGCAGCCGGCCATCGCTCACAATGGCATCGCTCAATATGTAGGTTTCAACCGGCTCGGGCATTGATACCTCAAGCAGCGGCAACGGGGAGCTTGTCCGCGTAACCTCTGTGACAACGGGGTGCTTGTCCACCTCAGTTACAGCGTGTGCGGTACCTAAGTGCCAACCAAAGAGAGTGCCGAGGCTGAAAATGGTGAGCACAATTCCGATGAGTACCAGCCATGCAATGCGGTTTTCACGCTTGCGCCGTTTGCGGCGTTCGTCCATCTTGGCACCTCCTCTTTTGCCATTCCTCAAAACGGCGTTTGTTTTCCGGATCCTCGTAAAAGGCTTGTACAGCATCAAGAAAAGTGCTAAAAAGCAGCCTCTTACTTATTTGGTTCATTTGGTCAGTATGTACTTTCGCTGGCATTGGGCGTGGCCTCCTCATTCTGTGGTTTTGTTCTCTTGTTCAAAAGCCTCAAGATCGCTGGCTTTGACACGGTAGCGGGTGCCGATTTTTACAGCTGGGAGCTTTTTCTCTCTTATCCACGCCCAGACTGTTTCAACCTTTACCCCGTAGCGGTCAGCCACTTGCTCACAGCTATAAAACATTTCCAAACAAAATACCTCCTTTTTATTGACTTTTGTTTGGTTTAGTGCTATAATGTTTGGTGTCAACTAAACTTTATACAGCGCTAAACCACTGTGAAAAATTCACGATACGCAGGGGCTTGTTTTTTATACCCTTTTGTTTCGTTGAGTTTATTATACTTGATTATTGTTTCCTTGTCAAGTGGTTTCGCTAAAAAAGTTTGAAAAAGTTTCTTTTTGAATTGGAGGGCGCCACTATGACACTTTATGAAAAAATACAACTGCTGTGTAAGCGTGAGGGATTTGAGATCTCAAACCTCGGTGAAAAAATACCCGGGTTAAGCATTACAAAGGGATCCATAAGCAAGTGGAAAAGCGGGGCCATGCCTCGCGCAAACACCATTAAGGCCATTGCTGAATATTTTGGGGTTACATCGGAATACCTTTCCGGGAGCGATTTTTCAGTGGACACAAACACCGTTAAGGACAACCACGGCATCATTGGGCACGTTCATGCCCCGGTCAAAATAATAAATGGATCGGAGCGTAGGCTGTCCGATCAAGAAATAGAGCTCCTCAACCTGTACTCAGATCTCGGCGTTGTGGAAAAAGCAAAGTTATTGGTATTTGCAAGCGAGCTGAAAAATAATAAATAAAAAAGCCCGGCGCATAGGCCGGACTAAAAGGAGGATATTATGGCGGTTAAAGTTTGCCCTGTGTGTGGAGCACAAACAAAGTGTAAAATCAAGGCTGCAAACGGGTATATTTGCGCCTCGTGTACCTGGCTAAGCCCTAATTACTCGGCCGAAACAATAGAAGTGTTGGCGGGCTACCAACGGGAACAGAGCCAACGCAGAGCTTTGTTTTCAAAAACAAGGGTAATAAAAAGCCTTTTGAGTGATACTATATGTGTTGACGATAACAACAAACTTTTCTATGTCGGAAAAGAAAAAGAGGAGCGCCCCATCATTTACCGGTTTAATGAGGTGCAGGGCTGCGAGATGGAAAGCCAAACAAAAACGGTTACAAAGAAAAAGGGCGGGCTCGGCCGGGCTGTTGTAGGTGGCGCTCTTTTCGGTGGCGTGGGTGCCGTTGTCGGTGCATCCACGGCCAAGGAGGTTACTACCCAGCAAAATGGTCCGAGCCACTTAAACGTGCAGCTCAAAACTTATGCCGGAAATAAGATCCTCACACTTTACTCCCCGCCCATGGGTGCGGATCAGTTTTTCAATATCTGCTCAAACGAAACGGCCCCGGATGGCGTTGATGAAATACTGAAATACAAAAAGCTGCTTGATGAGGGCATAATTACACCGGAGCAGTTTGAGGCTAAAAAACGGGATCTGCTAAACCTATGAGCAAGAGCAAATTAGCCGTTGTGTATGCCCGGTACTCAAGCCACCGGCAGGGCGAGCAGAGCATTGAGGGGCAGCTCGCTGAGGCTTATAAGTACGCCGAGGCACACGGCATGAAAATAATACACGAGTATGTTGACCGGGCCATGACTGGCCGGAATGATAACCGGGATCAATTCCAGGAAATGCTCAAGGACACGGCCAAGAAACAATTTGATGCCGTCATACTGTGGAAAATAGATCGTTTTGGCCGTAACCGTGAGGAGATCGCTTTCAACAAATACCGCTGCAAAAAGAACGGTGTCAAGGTTGTATATGTTGCCGAGAGCATCCCGGACAGCCCGGAGGGCGTTATCCTGGAAAGCGTGCTTGAGGGCATGGCCGAGTATTACAGCCTGCAGCTGTCCCAGAACATACGCCGAGGCAACCGGGCAAGTGCAGAGAAGTGCCAGAGCACCGGAGGCAACCGGCCGCTGGGATATAAAACGGATCCGGAAACAAAGCGCTTTGTTATTGATCCGGACACGGCGCCCACGGTCCGCATGATCTTTGAGTGGTACGCCCAGGGCAAAACTATTGCTGAGATTATTACCGAGCTTAACAACATGGGGCTCCGTACCCTGCGCGGCGGTAAATTCACAAAGAACAGCCTGCACTCATTACTGAAAAATGAGAAGTATATCGGCATTTATGCTTACAAGGATGAAATACGGATTGAGGGAGGAGTCCCTGCCATAATTGATGCTGAAACATTCGCAAAGGTGCAAAGTATGCTGAAAGTAAATAAAAGGGCCCCAGCGCATACCTGGAGCCGTGCAGACTATTTACTCACTGATAAACTTTTCTGTGGCCACTGCGGCTCAAGAATGGTGGGCGAAAGCGGAACGAGTAAAACCGGCGCAAAGCATAATTATTATATCTGCACCAAGCGCAAGCGTGAGCGCACCTGCGATAAAAAGGCGATCCGGCAGGAAGTTATTGAGCAAAGTGTGCTGGAAAAGGTAACGGGGATATTGCACGATGATGATCTGCTTAACTTCATTGCCGATGGGGTATATGCCTATTACCAGGAGCAGAACGCCGAAAACGATTTTGAGGCGAGCCTTAAAAAGCAGCTTGCTGAGATTGACAAGGCCACGGCCAATATTGTAAAAGCAATCGAGGCCGGCATATTCAACGATGCCACAAAAAAGCGCATGGATGAGCTGGATGCGCAGCGTGAAGAAATTAACGCCGAGCTTTCACATTACGAGCTTGTACGGTCCTGGCAGCTCACCCGGGATCACATTCTGTTTTTCTTGTATCAATTCCGCGACATGGATATTACCAACCAGGACTGCCAAAAGCGGCTTGTTGATACTTTTGTTAATGCCGTATTTGTGTATGACGATGGTCGACCCCCGCTGCTCACGTTAAACTATTCCGGCGATAGTCGCACGGTATCATTGGACGATATAACCGGGTTAAATGCCGAGGGGGCAGAGTTCGTATACCGTGCGGAATGTTCCACCATAACGCACACATACGAACCCCTAAAAATAGTGGTTTATCGTAATGTGTTTGCAATTCAACTTGAAAAAACCGAGAGGGTGTAAAGCCCTCCCGGTTTTTTCTCTTAGTCAACAAAGGTGTTTTTGTGTAGGTCATAGATCCCGATGTATTCGCCTGCCACTGTAACCCGCCAACGGTCCTGGTGGTTGTCGGTGGCCTGGATCACCGGCTCACCCTTTACACCCAGGGATGCAAGCGCCTTGCGGATCCGCTCCAGGGCCTCCTTGTATTTTTCCATGTGTGCCTCCTTACATTTCACGGCTTATGAGTTTATTGTTTTCATAGAGAGGGCCGGATCCTGTCCAGCGGTACTCACCATGTACGCCTAAAAGGGCGCTTGTAATTTTGTGGGTGGCTGCATCGGTGTTCTCAGCCCATATGCGGAGGTTGATCTTTTCACCCGTGCGTTTATCCTGGAGGCCCACCTCATAAAGATGCTCTTTCATGTTTCCCATCCTTTCTGCCGGGTTTAGCCGCCCGGCTCGGCCTGGTTGTTATAGTTCGAGTGCTGCCTTAAGGTCTATTAGCTCTCTGCCTACACGTTCGGCATCTTCTTCGGTACCGTCTACCTCCGGAACACTTTCCTCCAGCAGCTTTGCGGTGTAATAGAATGTTGTCTTTTGTAAGAATTGTTTTCCACAAAAACGAATGTCTTTCAAATACGCCTCTGCGCCGCCTCCAAAACCGCAGAACCCCTCATCATACACGTTGGTCATGGCCTCCTTATATATGGTGTCAAATAGCTCTTTGGGGTTCATCATTAGCTGTCTTGCTCCCTCGCTGCGCTCATCATACCAGCTGTTTACAAATTGCCACTGGTCATTTGCGCACCACTTAATGTTTTTGACCGCCTTTTTCTGTTTCAAGTTAAGATCAGTCTTTGTGCTCTTTATTCCGAGTGCTGCGGTAAGGCTTGGAAATCCTACAAGTTCTCTGTAATTTGTTTTCATGGTTTTTAGCTCCTTTTCTTTATATTGTTGTAGATATTCTACACCATAATAAAGAATATGTCAATACCTTTTTTCAAAAAATAATAGAAAATCTTTATTATAATGTAGATTTACTATTGCAAAGCAAAGAATGTTGTGCTATTATATTAAACAAGGAGGTGCGTGTATTTGCCGTATTCATATAACAAGCTCTGGAAATTACTTATTGACCAGGGAATGACTAAAGAGGAATTTAGGAAACAAATTGAGGCCTCGCCAACCACCATTGCAGCCATGGGCAAGGGCGAGGGCATTTCACCAAAGGTGCTCAGCCGTATTTGTGAAACAATGCGCTGCCAGCCCGGGGACATCATGGAGTACATCCCAAACCAAGAATAAAAAAACGCCCAAGAGCCATATAAGCTCCTGGGCGTTTTAACATTCTCTCGCGCGCGTGCGTATACACGCCGTATATAGGCGGTTAGGCGGTATTCTACCCCTCTATACTGTCTATTTAACACTCTATAAGAAAAAATGTTAGAATGTTAGAAAAGTACAAAAAACCTTGTAGCGGCTTGGGTTTGCCGCCTAACAATTCACCTAACAATTAAAGCGCGAAATGTTAGAATGTTTTTAACATTTATACATGAAAAACAAAATGTTAGATGCTAATTGTTAGAAAAACCGATGGGGTTAGTTACCCCCCCCACCGGTTTATTAAAGGCATCGTTAAACTCTGCAAGGGCCGCCTCAATCAACATACGCATCTCAAGATCTGTAATGGTGATGCCCTTTTCTGCCAACATTTCAGAGGCAGATGCAAGAGCCATGTTGAGCTTTTCCTCACCGTGCAGATCGGTGTATATCTGCTCAACCGCCTTAACAACGATCCTGGCCACCGCCTGCTTTGTCTTGTCATTTATGTACTTGGTGTACAGCTGCTTTGCTACAACACCGAGGTACCCGGCAAGCGCGGTGAGTACGGCATACAAAATTGTTGGGCCGTATTCGGAAATAAAAACATTCAGAAATGCCATTTTGTGATCCTCCTTAGATCTTAGTTAAATATTTTTTATCAACTGCGCCGGTGACAGCGCCAGTTTTCAACGTGGAAATTACCACCCTTGAGCCGTTGATCTCACGCACATACAGTGTTGAGCTGTACACCCATGAGGCAAAGGTCGAGGTTTTGCCGTACACCGGAGCGCCGGCCTGCATACGCACCTTGTCACCAACAGCCAGGGTGCTGCTTACGGGTGCCGGAGTGGCTGCCACTGCTTGGCCTCCCTGGCCCGTGATAAATGTATCAAAGCCGGCGGCTTTAATCTTGCTCAGCATAGCCTCGGCGTTAGCTTTGTTGCTGTACGCGCCAACCTGTACCTTATGGAGCCCTCCGCTCGTCACAAGGTAGGTGTCAAAGCCTTTTGCCTTGAGCTTTGCGGCCAGGGCATCCGCATTGGCTTTTAAACCAAAAGCACCCGTTTGCACACGGTACAGGGTACCGGCAGCCGCAGGTGTTTCAACCTTTGCATTACCTGCATCAAGCAGCTTTTGCACCTCTGCTCTGAACCAGTCCATTGTTTTGCCAAAGGGCTTGAGCCAGTTGTGCGGGTCCCCATGGTTGCCGCCGTACCCGGCGAGGTAGCTTTCCTGGTGGCTGCTGATCTTGTCCACACCAAAGCTGTACAGCTTGCAGAGGTAAGCGCAAAACTCCTGCGCCTCTTTCATAACGGCGCTGAAATAGGCCTCATCGTTCAGCCCGTCCTCGCACATTTCAAACTGCACCCGGGCTGTGGGGTTGTAGTTGTAGGATCCTTTTGATCCGGATCCAACGCCCCAGCAACAAATATCAAAGGGGAGTGTTTGGTATGTTTCAACCTTGCCGGCTGCATTTACGCCAATAAAGGCGTGAACGCACACAGAACGCCCCAGCTGTGCCGCCGGCATATTCCAGTGGTTGTTATAGAGGTTAGTGCCAATATCGGCTATAATGGCCGCATAATCGGCATCGGTTTTGAGCGGCTGCACATACCGCTTGAGGGTTTTGTTGTTGGCCCCCGTGGAGTGCACCACAATGCCGGTGGGTTTTCCACCGGTCATTTTTGTGCCCTTTTTGTAACAGTCATTTGCAGTTAGGATGCATTTTTTAAGTGTCATAATTGATCCTCCTTAAAATTAAAGCAGCTCCGCAGAGCTGCTATTTAACTAAGCCCTATACGAGTGAGTATATAAGCCACCAAACCGGCAACCACAGCGAGTATGATTTTATCAACAACGCCCTCCCACCGTTTAGCGGATTTACCTGCCAAGGTTTTTACATCGGTTTTTATTTCTTTAATATCAGTGTCTATGGTGTCCTGCCGCTGGGCAATGAGTGCAATGCTCGTGAGCATTTTGTCACTGTCCGCTTGTTTCTTTTCAACCTCATCCAAACGGTGTGAGTTTGATTTAGAGCGGGCATCCACCTCCGTGATCTTAACTAAAAGATCCTGTGTATTGTCGGCCATAGTGGCGCCCTCCCTTATTCTTTAATTACCTGCCCATTTTCTGTGACGGTGTAACCATCAGCGGCGAGAATTTCATCGATGCCCTCTTTGTACTGCGGGTACCTTGCAACAACGGTGTTGTAGTCTAAGGCGCCCATCTCAATACGCATTGCAAAATATTTGGCCATAGCTTATACCCCCTCATCAATGCCAAAGAGGATAAAGTCCACAGCCTCCATGGTGCTGCCTAAAGCCTCTTTGAGCCTTTCGTTTTCTGCCTCCAGCGCAGCAATGCGCTCACCCTCTGTGGGTGGTTTCTGCGGTGTCGGAGCCTGCCACGATGCTGCGGTGTCATACCACGCATTAAAATCTGCAGCAATTTCCTGCTCTGTGGCTGAGGTAAGCATATAAACCTCATCGGCCTCATAGCTCACCGCGCCCGTTTCGCTGTCAACAGTTTCGGTTATGTTTTTGCGCATCCAGAGATCGGCATCCCCGGAGGGCAGGCTCATATACTTAATACTGTCCGGGCGTTGTGTGTAAAACGCTTTTGTGATCATTGTTTGCCACTCCTTTTTTAGCCTCTCGGCTTATTGTTTTTCTTGCAGCCTTAAACACCTCTTTAAGGTGTAAAGCAATAGCAACCCTGTGAGAATTGGTGTACTTAAAATAGCCCCTGTATGAAACGATCCGGCGGGCATTTTGCAGGAATATGCAAAGCCCTGCCTGCATACGCCTCCAGGCTCTTATTAGCGCCCTGCGAGCGCGTATAAAGGTGCGTGCCCGTATTGTTGTGCACTCTTTGCCCACAACAAAGCCCATCATATCCGGCGGCTCCTTGGCCGTCTGTTTGATATGGTGGGCCGGTTTAATGGTAAGGCCTAACTGCTTGAAAAGGTACTCCTCAAACAGCTTAGAGGCCATTTTAAGATCGCGCTTTGATGGTCCGGTTATATACACATCATCCATAAACATAAGTATGTGGGCTATAAGGTTTTGCCGCTTGCCCCGGCGCTCCTTGTACAGCTGCTCTGAGGCATAATGGTAAGCGTATGACATTACATAGTTGCAAAGCCACTGGCTTAAAAAGCTGCCTATTGAGAGGCCGTGTTCATAGGATCCGACAAGAGCAAGCACAAACCATATAAGCACCGGGTTTTTGTGTATATCACGCTCCAGCAGTTTGCGGATCGTGCGGCTGCTTATGCTTTCAAAGCAATGCCGCACGTCCATTTTGTCATAATACTTGGTGCCCCTGGGATCCGTCCGGATCCACTTCTCAAGGGCTTTTTTACCGTAAATTTGGCCGCGCCCCGGTACGCTTGCGCACTGAAACACGCCAACCTTTGCCTTTAACATTGGCATGAGCGCATACACCGCAACATAATTCATACACTGCTGCATAGCACTTTCAATGCCGAGCCTGCGGAGTTTTCCGCTGCTTTTGTCTATCCGGTCACGATAGTGTATAGGCGGCAGATCAAGATCACGGGCTTTTATACGCTCCGTGATCTCAGCCGCTATGCCGTGGGCTCCTCCGTACCTCGCGGAAAGCCTTTGAAAGCCAGGCCTGCGCCGCTTTTTAGGATCTGAAATACAGAGGTTTACCCACGGCTCTATTGTGTCGGGATCTGTTATATCAACATTCTTACAGTATGTTTTCACAAAACCCCTCCTAAATATCGTCTGGTTGAGCACAAGGGCTTTCGGTTTGCTCTACTAACCCCAGGAGCAGCCTTGTTATGCTGCCCCTCCTTGCGGTGCCGGTTCAAGCTCAATTTTTGGGTTATTAGCCCAAGGAATGTACTGCGTAATAAATTAAATATCTTACCAGATGCGCGGGCGCCGATGTTCCAGTTAGCATTGGCGAGGCCATTGTTCAAATTAGCACAAGCCAGGCCGCTGTTGCCGGCATTGTTCAGATTACCGAAAGCCTGCCACAGCATGGACAAAGGGCACGAGGGTCCACAGCACATCCCTGTATGAGGGGCTACCGCCCCTCTATACGGCGGCCTACGCCGCCGTATATTCACCCCGATTGCCACCGGAGCCACACGCGCGGGCGCCGATGCCCCAGTAAGCACTGGCGAGGCCACCGCCCAAATCAGCACAAGCCAGGCCGCTGAGGCCGGCATCGGCCAGAGAACCGAAAGCCAGCCACTCACGCCAGCCAATGGTATTTTGCGCATCGCGGTATGTAGCGCACCGGTAGCCGGTTGTTGAGCTGCCGGCAAGCAGGGTGGGTATCATGTATTTTTCTTGACTGTTAGCACTCCAGCTAAGCTCCGCATTATATGCCCAGGCGGCTGTTTCCTCTTTGGGGATAGTGCCGAGGGTAACGGGGCTGGTGCCGGCATTAGCGCTTGCAATGTGGGCGGCTCTGCGGTTAGCATAAACCGTATAGCCGTTTACGGCATCCTCATAAAGTGTGGTGTCTGCCGGTATCTCGTACATACCAAGCATAACCTCAATGCCCTGCAGCTTAAACGGCTCTTTGCCGCTGGTGTTGTTTGTCGGGCTGCCATCGTTGCCCTGTACCTCGTCTGTGGCGCCTGTAAGCCACGGCTGAGGGTTAATAGCGGTAACACCAACAACCGTGTTAAAAGTGCCCTCTATGGCTAAATTAACGGCCTTATAGGCGGTGCTTTCAATGGTGACATCCTCAATGCTTGCAATGGTTGCAATGTCGCATACATCGTAACAGGTGGCTTTGGATCTGTCTGTTTCGGTTCCGAGTGATACCCGGCTGCCGACAACAAAGAAAGCAGCCTGCGGAGCAGTTAAGAGTATACGTTTTACACCGGTTTCCGACACGGCAGCCGTGTAAGAGGTGTAATAAGAACGGCAGCCGCTCATTTTGGTTGCGTTTCCGAGGTCCGCATATTTGATCTCAAGCATAAGCTGTAAAAATGCAATGTCACAGAGGGAGGATCCACAATACTGATTGCCCCACTCACGCCACTTTGCAATTTGCCCATCATGGCTGATCGAGGTTGATCCTACCGATCCGGTTCTCAAGGTTGCGGGCTGTACACCGGAAATGCTGGACAGCTTGCCGGCTGTGTTATAACCGGCGGCATACTTTGCATGAATGACAAAGCCGCGCACGGAATTGTCAGCAGCTCTCACGGCCTCCGGTAAGGGCTCAAAACCCTCTGTTTCCTGCGCCCTGTATTCAACCTTTTTGGTTGTTTCGGTTGTGGTGCGGCGTACCCATCCGGTCATTTGCATAACACCCACAAGGCTGCTTGCAGGCGTTGCAGAAAACGTGCCATAAACGCCTTTTATCGCCGTAATAACAGGCTCGAGGGTATCAGCATCAATGGTATAGTTGACGTCATGCACCATGAACAGCGTGAGGCTTGCGTAATCGTCTGTACCGGGTGCGGCAATGGTGCCGGGGGTGCAGGTGAGTGTCGCATTATCATCCTGTTTTGTACCAAGAGGGCTGTTGCTGGTTGCATACTTGTAAAACTCTGTTGTATAGGTTTCATTGATTGTTTTAGCGGCCGCCTTGTAAAAGCGGTCGGCAATGTCTGCGAGGCTGCTGTCCTTGCTTGCCGCATTTGCCTGCACAAACATCTTAAACGCCTCTTTAGCCCCGTATTTTTCAATCAATATGGGGACTATAAAAAGATCGTTTGTGTCATTCGCACGCACGCTGCCCAGGGGTAAACGGTAGAGCGCCATCAGCCCGTTTGTATCGGGCTGCACGCCCAGCACATACGCCTGCTCACTCACTTCATCGGGGATCGGCTTTTCAATTACAGAAACAGTGTTTGCCATTTGATTTATTCCTCCTTAATATCCAAAAGATAAGCCCCTCGCTCATCACGGAGGAGCTTGTTGTTTTCATCGACAATAAACGTAAAACCGGCAGGAGGTTCTAAAACAACGCTGCCGTGCCGCAGGAGTAAAAGCGTGATCGGGTTGTTGTCGATCGGGCGGGTTATAATGTTCATACGCCTCACCCGTCAATCAGCACAACCCACTCGCGCTCATTCGACAGCACATAAACCATACCGGCCTCCGCTATAACTGCGGTGCTGCCGGGGCGTGGCCTGTCAACGTCCTGTGAATTTTTGCCGGTGGGCAGGTTGTCAACATCTGCGATGGTGTCGCACACATACTCTGTGTAAATACCTGCGTTGTCAACAAGATAGGTGCCGCCTTGTCTTAATGTTGAAATCATGTTTTTACCCTCCTTATCTTAATGCAATATAGTAATAGTAATGGCCGCTTTCATTCGAGCGTATTTCATTACTTATATATTGGTTCACCCTAAAGCCGTTGCCCACAATGCCGAGCACACAATAATAGTTGCTCCATGAGGTTATGTAAGCGTTATCGGCGTTACGGCTAATTACGTTATAGCCGCGGAGTGCCAAACCACCGTGCAGATCGTCCACGTCATCGTGGGTGTTCCCCTCGGCATCAAAGAGCAAAACCGCTTTTGGATAAAAGCCGAGATCGATAACACGGGCCTGGGTGTTGTCACCCTGGTACACACCCGTTACAAAAAGGTTATCAGCCACCAAGGACAAGAGGGCGCTTTGCGTTGTAACACCCGTGCCACCCATTGAAATTGGCAGCGTTCCAAATATCGGGTTGCCGTTAGAGGGTGAGTATAAAGCACCGGTGCCCCTCACCGTCAGCATTGCATCGCCGCCATTGCTTTTAAGCAGGCCGCCGGAGGTCGGGTTAGTAAGACCGGTACCGCCACGCAAAGGGGAAAGCACACCGGCGTTGATGTCAACAGTGCTGTGGGTGTGTGACTGTGCGGCAGCTCCGGCCTGTGCAGCGGTAACGCCATGGGGGTTGCTCCGGTTGTTTATGTGGTTGATCAAGTTTGTAATTGCCAGCTTGATTTTTCCAAAGGCAGTGGAGATCTTTTCACCCGATGTAAGGGTTGCAAAGGTGCTTGCCTGGTCATATGTGGGTGTCTGGTCATTGGTTGCCACATTCGGCACGTTACCGAGCCCCACCTGCGTTTTTGTAACGCTGTGGGGGTTTGAAGTGTTCCCGGTGTGGGCGTTGAAGTCTGCGGCAGAGGCATAAACAAGGGAACTGTTAATGGCCGCCGCCACGTTCTCTGCATCGCCTACAAAGATAAGGGCATCAAACTGCATTTCAAGTATGCGGTTTGTGTTACTCGGCACATAGTCTGCCGTGCTTTCGTCCTCGTTGCCGATAGCATAAAGGATCTCGGCGCTTTCGTTGTCCGGATCTTCTGCAAAAAACCCCGCCTCTGTGATGTGAAAGCCGTCTGTAATAGCGCTGTTGGTAAATGAGCCGGTAAGCGTTACATATTCATCGCCTACCTCCATATTTGAAATGGGCAGCGTAATAACCGGGTTTGAAAGCCCGGTTGCAGCTTTGGCCTCCTGGGGTGCGCCGTTGCCAAGCTGTATTTTGGTAAAGTTAATGGTTTCACCGGTTAAAGCTCTGAGCAATAGGTTTTTGCCGGCCGCCGTTAAGTTAGGTGTCATACATATACCTCCTCATATAAAATTTTGCTTTCTGCCTGCTCCATAAGGACGGCGCCCTCCTCATCGGTAAGCAAAACAATATTGCTCATATCCCAGGGCTGCGTTGTCATTTCCTGCCTTATGGAGTGCCGGAAAGTTGCTCCCACAAAGTGCGGCGTATTTATCTTTGTAAGCAGTATAATAGGATCAATGAGCACGTTTGCGGAAACATACCGCCGCATATCGTCTAAGAGGTGTATGTAATCAACCGACACAGGCAAAGCCGTGTGCAGCACATACCCCTCAATGGCAGGTGGCGGGTTATCATTTCCGCAGGAGGCTTTTAACCAATTCACCAGCCAGTTATATGTGTACACAACGCCATAAGTCCAGGCGGTTTTTATACGCTGCTTGCGTTCCTCAAGCGTTTCTGTGCTTACTGAGGTGATATTGAGCTCCTTTTCCCAAACTGCAACGCCCTCCTCGGTTGCCGTGTCTATAAATTGATTTTCCATAACAAGGTTTAACGCATCCCAAGCCCTCTCAATTTCGGGCTGCTGCGCATCCGTTATGGCCATAAATTCCATAACGGAGCGCAAAACGGGTGGGAGGTAGTCAATGAGTTTTCTATTCATTCACCACACCCCCAGCCGGTAACACGGGGATATAGTCCTCACCAAGTGTAATGTTAGCGGCAACGCCGTTGAGCTCTGTTCCGCTTATGTCGGTTACATAGGCCGAGCACTCGGAAAGGATCCGGCTTTCAATCTGAGAAATACGCACAACAAGGTTTTTGCTGCTTTCCCAGGCCTCGGCCAATTCATTAAAATACTTGTTTACTGCGGCATTTACGCTCGCCTTGGCGTTTTCCCATGTATAGCCGGATGCAAGCGTTATGTTGGTGCTTACTTCCACCTCGGTAAGGCCTATGCCGTCAACCTGGACGATGTGCCCAATAGGAGCAAGCCCCACGCCCTCACCAGCGTTTTGTGTGGGATCAATTATGTTTTGCACGGTGTCAATTAGCTCCTCGGATGGGGTGGAGTTGTTAGCCGCCATTATAACCAGCCGGACCGTACCGCCTACCGCTAATTTTCTGTTGAGTGCGGCGTTATACACTGCTGTGATCCAGGCTTGTACGTCTGTATCAGATACGCCGATCATGCCTCCGTCAAACCACTCTTGCACCGCCTCCGGGGGGATAAGCTCCGAGGGTGGTGTGTCGGCGTTCCAGACAGGGTGCACTTTAACAGCGGTAATACCCTCAATTTCAAGCACCTTTTGCTTATAGTCGGCTTGGTTTCCACCAAAAGCCTGTGATTGGAGGGCATCCAGGATCCGCTGCCTAAATATTTCTGTGTCCTCCTCATCGTCACCGGGCACGAGCAGCTCAACCAGGTTGGCCGAGGTCAAGCCATCAATGTACTCAATGAGGATAAGGGCGCCGGTGTAGTCATTTGCAACCGTTCCCACCGTTTCACACACAACCCTGTGGCTCAGCCCGGTGCCGGTGTCCTCGGTCATTCGTTCTGTTACACGAAAGTTTAGATCCTCGCAGGAAAAGCGGGATCCAACCGGTACCTCAATGTTAAACTCCGCGCGGAAAACTGCAGCACTCGCGGGCTTTGGTGAAAGCCCACGGTCCTTTGCGCGTTCTATGAGGTACTCTCGGGGTGCTGTTGCAATATAGGTGGCCGTAAATACAAAATCAAGGCCGATGTACAGCTGTGCGAGCTCTGCCATGGCGGGCGCGTTACCGTTGTACACCATTGAGCCCTCCCGCTTGTCAAGCGTTGGGCTGATCCTTGAAAGAGCACTTGCAAGCAAACTTTCATATGTTCGATCCGCAAACAGGCTCATATATCCACCTCCTTTGTTGTTTCAACATTTCCATAGATTGTATGGACAGTAAAAGTGACGATCACAGACTTTTTTGTTGTTTCAAATTTCCACTCGTCCACGCTCTCTATGCGATCATCCTGTGTCAGAGCCTCGGTAATACGGCGCTTTACCTCGCTCATAATGTAGTCTTTGGGCTGGCCGATAAGATCGGCAAGCTCCACGCCGTAATTGTAGGAGTATATCGGGTATGCGTACCGCTCCACGCTTAGCATTAAATACACCGCCTGCAGCATTGCATCGGCATCATTGGTCATGCCTTTAATACGCCCTTTGTCAATATCCAGCTTGTAGGTGTAGCTGGGCTGTTGCTCAAGGCCAAACTCCATAAGATCTATATCATCGCCGGTGTCCGGCAAAAAAGATAACACAGCCATTACTCGGGCACCTCCACTCTGTCTAAGACTATAAATTTTTGCCCGCCATCGCAGCGGAGCAGGAGCACCTTTTCACCCACTTTAAGGCCAAGGTGCACCGTAAACTTTTTACGCCCGGCATAGGCGTGTCTGTGGGAGGCAAAGGCACCATCGCCGGAGCCGCCGCTTGTATATTCGGTGTTGTGGCTAACTGTCATATCAACGGCAAAATCACGCACCGCATTTGTAAGCATGAGCTGCGCGGTGGTGAGTGTCATTTTCTGGTCAATGCTGATTTTAAGCGGGTTTATTGAAATAACCTCGCCCAGGCAGTGAGCCATTGGCTTTTGCGCTTGAACAGCATCCAGAGCAGCCTTTTTCACAGCTTTAATTAGTGTGTTTGCACTAAGTGACAAATTTACCACCCCTCAATTTTAACTCCATGAGGTGCTGCCCATCCTTAAAACTGTGCTTAACCTGTTCCACCATTAAGAAGTTTGAAAGGTTAATATCACCCAGCCCGAGTATGACAACCAGCATTGTGCCGGCACGCACTCTCGTATCACCAAGGGCGTTTTTAATGCTCAAAGTGCGTGTTTTTGCATTGTACAATTTAAGCAAAGCATCTGCCATGGTTTTTGCGTTGGTCGCATCGTCCAGCTTTTCAAAATACTGCAGCACGCCCCATTTGCTTATATTGGATCCGTCCTGTGCAATGAACACCTGGCGGGTTCCGGCATCACTGTCCTCATATGTGAGTTTAATT